TTGTGTTTTATATATACCTTTACCCATTGATGTCAAGCCTCCAACAGTGGAAGCAAGTTGAGCACTACGTCCCTGAAACCTCATAGCGTCAGCACCACGCCGTAGACGGGACGCTTCAGCCTGACCTTGCATCATAACATTCCCAACTCTCTGGGCGGCCATAGCGGCCTCCTGAGCGGCTAAAACTGCAGGTGTGCCGGTGGTTGTCACGACACCTCCTGCTGCAAATCCAACCCTTTGTTCGCCAACAATCATGCGACCTTTTTGCAGTTCAATAAACGCTTGGGTTTCTGCGTCCTGCATTGCCTGCTGTGCGTCTAATTCTGCAATCTTGGCATTGTATTCAGCTAATGCCCTTTGCTGGCGGCCCATTGCAATTTGAGCACCGCCTTGTATGCCGCCAAATATAGCTTGTGCGAGGTCTCCCATTATTGTCCTTTAGGTAAAATTTGTGGCGACATGTACTGTATTGTCGCGGGAAGTGGTTTGGTTTGTTTGTAAAATAAAGAGAAGTAGCGAAAGTTTCCGTGTGGCAATGGCAAAATCTTTTCGCCTGTAAACAACGGAATGGCTGTGTCCATGTTGTCTTGGGGAGTGCGGAACTGTATCTCGTAGGAGTTTTCCCCGGTCTGACCATCTTCGTAATCATACCTTACGCCAATGTCCCCACCTAGTGTTCTAAAGAAACCAACACCTACATTAACTGCCCTTTTGTTTTTGTTCCTGGACATGCCATCGCCTGCTGGTGCCTGCAACTTCATTGTCTCAATCTCTGATGGGTAGGCTACTCCGTAAATAATTGAATTGTAACTAGCACTAAACTCTCCGTCTACGCTAAACCGATCTCCGTGCACCTGATATGGGCCAAGCACCAGTCCATCGCCTAAAACATAAACGTCATCCCTGCCACGAGCTAGTTCAAACGAAGCCCCAGACAATGCTGGACTAAAAGCGTTTGTCGTAGTTAAAGAAGTGTCACTAGCAATTGACTCAACACGCTGGGTCTTGCCACCGGCTTTGATGTAACTTCCAACAGAAAGGTCAGAAGTAAAAGTGGTTGAGGTTCCCGTTACAGTTGTACCGCTAGAGCTAACAGTTCCAGTTAAGGACGAGTAAGAGCCTAAATGTTCTGCTCCCGTAACAAGGGTAAAGTCGCTGCCAAGATTAGGATCGGGATAAGTTGCTTCGCTGCTGTTTCCAAGTATAACCTTGCCAGCATCCAAAAACCATTGGTAGTTTCTTGTGTTTTCAGAAGAACGCAAACGCATTACCTGAAACTTGTTGTCCATAATTCCAGTTATGGAGTTTCGGTAAATGGCCCAAACATTGTCTTCATCCGATCCGTAAACCGATGCAACACTTAAGAACTTATCTATTCCATTATCATTTGGCTTGCGTTCAAACCAAGCTTGAACTTCCTCTTGCTTTTCTACAACCAAACAATCAATTTGACCATTTACGTTGGGTAACCAAAGTATTCTGTAGGGATCTTGGCTGTAAGCAATTTGAGTGTATGCTCGACCAGTAGCTCCAGTGTTTTTAGCGTTAAGCCTAGTCAAGTCTTCAGCAGCGTAACCCCTAGCTCTCCAGTCGTATGACAATTCGTACACACGCTGTCTTTCAGGACTAACAAAAACCACACTTCCGCCAACTTGTCTTGGCTGTATGTAGGCACTGCCAATTGAACTTTGAACCTGAATTAGAGGAGCAGAGGTAGCAGATATAGCATTGTTGTCGGCTCCACGCAAAGAGTATTCTTCTCCAGACGTTCCGATCAGCAAAGCGTCTTCTCCAGCAAACCATCTAATCTTGTTCTGCTCTACACTAGACAACGTGTAGCTTACGCCATCGCTTGCCAATACGTTAGGGACGGATGTTCCAAAATTTTTAAAATCGTCAATTCCAGACCCCCAAATAGTTTGCTTGCGATTGTCTGTACCACCAAACCAAATGCGTCCTTGGTAAAAAGAAACAGCAGCAGGCCATCCTTGTACATTGCTAAATGCACCCTCGGACCATAACTTAGTAGCAGCCACTGCACCGCCTGCTGTAGAGTCAAGCGACTCAACCCAATCCGCTGTTACGCTAGTAGAGCTTGTGTATTGAGTAATTTTAAAACTGCCTTTAACCTCAATAGCTGGTGCAGTTATCATTGCTAAACCTGTTACACTATGAGTGCCTGAATTTGCAGGAGTAAAAGTCCCTATATTTTTAATTTTATATTGAGCTTTAGGATTGGACTCACTTCCTGTAATATTGAAACTATCTAACCCCTGGCTAGAAACACTATGTACAAGTTCTTCGGTAGAAAAATTATCAATAGATCTGTACAAACCTATTTGTCCTTTCCAGTCTCCGCTCGTAGTAAAAACCCAATCCCCAAAAATAGGGACTGGACCGCTGTCCCAAGGAGTAGGAGAGCCAGTACCTGCTGAAAATAAATCTTGGGTTGCTTTTTGGGCCTCTCGTTTTTCGCTTATCTCCCAATAACTCCCAACGTGACCGGACTCAAAAAGTGCAGATGATGCAGTGACGGTTACCCCGCTTCCAACATACCCATTAACAGCCAGAGTGGTTGTACTAGAGTTTTGTTCAATTACTGGAGGTAGGGTAAATTCAATTTCCTCTATTCGCCAGTCGGTTGCTCCGTAACGAGACAGGGTTAGTGGCTCGTAATTTTCATTTACCAGATAGACTACATCATTTACCTGTGCCCTCATAGGGTAGTTCAGGTAAGACGTAAACTGGCTCATCGGCAACGGAATTTCGTAGATAAACGTACCCGTTGTTTCTGTTTCTGTTAAAGCGTGCCAGTTGCCTGCGGTAAATGTGCCAGCAGAGTCGCCACCTCCGAGCGTATCAAATGCGTACACAACTCCACCATTGCTAACCAGTTCGCCATACCTGTATTCCGTACTTGCCTGCCAAGCCGACACATCCCCTATGTTAACCGTAACTTGGGCGTTGCCAATTGTGCTTTGAGAACTATCAAAGAAACGCATGTACGTTCCGTCAGTCTCAATAATGTAGTTTACCGATTGGCTAAATTTAAATGGCAACAATATGCTGCTGCTAGTCTTAGCTTCAGCCGCATACTCAAAGCCCCACATGCGTTCAGCAGGACCATATTTAAGAGGGATAAAACCCGTGCAAGTTTTAAGAGCTGAATTGTAGTCTTCTAAATCTGTACGCCCATGCAATAGGGGCGACCACAACCCACCGTTAAATCGGTTTATTCTAGTCCACAAACTCATATCGCTCCCTCGCCGCCGTGGTGAAGAGAATCCCAAGCAGAAGAAGCATACATATTGTCAACTGGCCTGCGACGTTGCAGACTATCTGTAAATTTAGCTTCCTCTACCTTTTTGTCATACAGTGAAAACAATCCTTGGGTCAGCCCTTTGTCATCAGCAATAGCCAACGAGCAAGATGCTGCCAAGTGAAGTGCCATAGACTCTATGAGCAAAGCATCAAACAAAGAAGTGTCTTCTTCGTCTCTAATGTAAGTAATCTTTAACGGAGCAGCTAAGTCAGTGTGTATGTACTGCCCCTTTAGCTCGTACTCCTTAAAGTGTAAATCGTCTAAGTCCGTGTCGCCTATATTGACAAGCCTTAAGGACTCTTGAGGAACTAAATATCTTTTGCTCCATGTATGAACTGGAGCAGTTGCGTCTGCGGAAAGGCTAACATCTTTTTTAGCGCATCCCCAGGTATGCGACCTCAGCACTTCTTTTCTACTAAAGTCATACCGAAAGCTAAGAAGCTCGGCTGTTGGGCTAGTGTCGGTAAAAGGATCGGCGTATCTTCTTTCACCCAAATGGGTTGCCGCCAAATTTACTATATCGGTTTTTGTTACTGCCATGCTTCTTTTATGTTAAACTCCCAGGCCCACCTCCCGAAGGAGGTGAGCTAAAGAGACTAGGAAAACCTAGCATTTAAAGAGCCTATGGGCTCTGATCGCAGAGTACCTCTACTACGCCTTCTTCTTGAACGCGAGTAGCACCAATGTCCTGCTCGGCCCAAACTTGGTACGAGTAGTTCTTGGTGGGAAGCTGTTCAACGCGAGCGTTAAACGAAGACGTGATACCAGCTACGAGAGCACTACGAGTGTAGGCAAACGTGCTTGCAATGTCGCTTCCGTCAACAGCAACCAACTGAGTCGGGCAGAACTCGAATCCCATGAAGTAATTAACTTCACCGTTTACGAGAGCCTTAACAGCAGCGAAATCAGAATCGCTAACTTGGTTTACGTTGTTCAGCAAGTCGTCCAACTGCTCTTGGCGGTGAACGAAGTATTTCTGCTCACCCATTGGAGTCTCATTCTTACCAAGAATAGACTTGGCTTCGATGAGCTTGGCAAGGGTCAAGCCTTCGTTAGAACCACTCAAGTTAACGATAACCTTCTGCGAAGCAGGAAGGGTAACCGAAGACTCAGAGGTCGATCCACCAACTTTTGCAGTTGCAGCGTCCAGAGCAGCCGCGATAACCGTGGAGTCGTAAGAGCGGCCAAAGAAGGCAGAAGCAATTTCGACATACGGTCCGAGGAAGTCGGCAACGCTACGATTGCGGTCAGGCATATCAATAAGATCTGCCCAACGAGTTGGGGTTGCGGTCAGTTTGCGAGTTTCGTGTACCGTATCAATATAAGCAGTGTCAGCAGCGCGCGTGTAGGAAGTTCCGCTAGAAATTGCTCCAACCTGGGGCAAAAACATAGCTTCTCCACCAACCATGCTACGCTCAGCAAGCTTACCCTTAAGACGAGAAGCTCCCTGCTGATACTGAATATGTACGTCCGAAGCAAACTTTTGTGAGAATGCGTTAGGATATTGTGAGGACATATTGTAATATAATTAGTTGTTATAGTTCAGGTTTATTTCCTGTTCCCAGTCAACACTGGCAGGGGCTTCCGACACAGGGCATAAAGCTTGTCTGATTGGAATGCCGCATATTATACACCATTTTATTTAAAATGTCAAGTAAAATTTTAAATAATTACCCAAGAGCTAGTGATGACTTTTCCTCAAAAAGCTTTAACACCTTTTGGTGAGCAGCACGATCTCCGTCTCGGTATGCAG